ACTAAGATAATTTCTATAATAAATTTTTTGATTAAATTCATAGTGTTAACGAATTACAGAATAAATAAAAGAAAATATTAAACCCCACGCAAGATACCCGTATAGTGCATTTAAAGTAAACCCGAAAATAGCAAGCATAAACGAAACAATCATTATCATTTTAGCGAATTTATAAAGTTCTGTGAAAACTACTAGCACATCTTCAGCTAGGAATTTACTAAGCCATAAAGGCAAGTACTTATTAAGCCATTCAGCTAAGGTGTATTTGATAGTCCAACCCTCACGACTAAACCACAAACCAAACCTTTTAAACGCGTCATTGCTCATTATCGCATCCATTACCGCGTTTGAGATTATTGTAATAAGTAGTAATAAATAAATCATTTCGACTTTCTTTTATTATACGGTCTTTTCTGGTAATCTTCTTGCACCGCTTTAACAAGTGCGGCCCGAACTTCATCGGCTTTTTTGAGGCCTGCAATTTGCTCGGTAGTTAGTGGTTTTAATTCGCCTGGCTTCATGAGAAATACAAATTACTTTCAGCTTCACGCCTTTTGATTAATCCGTTTAAAACAACTCCACCGCCCTTATTCCATTTCTTAAACTCCTGGGCTATGGTTTTATCATTCGGGTTCCTATTTACTTTTTTCAATAAAATTGAACTCTTTAAATTTCCCGCACCTAAATTATAGCAGAATGAAACTAAGGCACTAAATTGATTTTCATTTAACGAATCAACACAAAGTGCATCTACTGAAGATTCAAATTGGATTAAATCGTTTCTAAGGTAGCTTTCTGCTTCGGCAAGTGTGCAAGTATCGCCTATCTTTACTTTGTTGCCATTTGGGTATCTAATCGTTCCGAATCCTATTGTTGGGACATTAGCAGGACAAACATAAGCGACTAATTTTAAACCCTCAAAAGATTTAATTAGTTCAATTCCTTTACTATTTATTTTCGTTACTTTCATCTCCAAATAAATTTGCTAATTCGTTTAAAACTGCGCCACCTAATAAGATAAAAAAAGCCGCTTTCTCACTGCCACTAAAAAAAGAGGCGGTTCCGATTGTGCCTAAAATTGTCTTTACCCCTAATAACCATTTTTGGATATTTTTTGGAGTTGGCTCAAAGTAGTGTTTTGTTCCTATTTTCATTTAGACTTTCCTTCCTCTTTGGTTAAATGTTTTAGCAATAAACTTAAAACAGCGTGTATCTGTACTTTCTCATTTTTATCTTTATGGACCATTACCCTTAACGATTCTAATTTGTCGTTAATATCGTGCTTAAACTCCTTAAATTCGGCACTTAGATTGTCAAGTTTATTTCCTTGAATGTCCTCAATCATTTGAACTCGCTTTTCCAATACATCAACTTTGAACTCAGTTTTTTCATTTCTTTTCTTAGCATCGTTCCAAATGTAGGTAGCAAGGCCACAAACTAAACCAATTTGAGTTAAAATTTCTAGTTCCATTAAATCTTATTTTCTTGTAAAACAATCTTATCGTAATCAACGCACAAAGTCAAATCTACTAAACTCGCAACCTCTGGATTAACTACAAACCAATATTTGCCATCTATGTCAATTATGGGATTGCTATAATTCAAAGCCAAATCAGTATCAGGATAACCCAGTAAAGTATTTGCTTTTTTGTTTAGTGCTGTCCAAGCGGTTTTTGTTCCTACGTTTAGGAATTGAGGAAAGGATATTTGAGGTTCTAATTCCATGCTAATAATTATTAAAAGATTTTACAGCCGTATACATTGCAGCCCGTTGCGGTGCCGTATCTTCAGCCAATGAACTTATAAAAGTTGTAATATTATGCGCCCCCTCTGCTAATACTAAAGTGGTTCCGTTGTTAGTTCCTGCGTTGCCCGTTGTTTCTGTTCCGTTGTTAACTGCAATACCTGAACTTGCACCATTATTTCTATAAGTCATTGTTTGGCGTGTCGTTGCGGTGGACGCAAAATTTAAAGTAGTTCCATTTGCTAATGTCAAATTAGTCCCTGAATGGCCTCTTGCGTTACCCGTTGCCCTTGAAACGTATGTGCCAACTCCGTTTTTAGTTGCTGTTAAATATTCGGTATATGGTTGAGTACCTGCAATAGTTACACTCATTGAAGTAGTTGTGTTATTGCCTTGAATAATTGTCCTATCAACTAAAACCCCTACAAAAGTATTACCACTTGATTTGTTTATCGTCCAGACCTCCGACGTTGCCGAAACCCATTGTGTTTGGCTTGTTGCTGCATTGTAGCTTGCAGGGTTGAAATCTACAACTGGAGTGCCGCCTATTGAGTTTTTTATCTTTACCCTTGTAATTTTACCAAAAAATAAATGTAAAATGTCTGCCCAATTTCCAATTACTAATGGTGTGTTAACGTTTGCTATTGTACTGGCCGTTGAACTAACTGTAGTGCCTAGTTGAGTATAAGTCGTACCATTACTTGAATAGTAAAATTTTATATCTCCGCTACTTGCTTGTCTAGTTACTTTTACCCATAGTTTTTGACCTGCCGAAAACCCTACACTTGTTAAGTCTGATGTAGATGTATGGGTTGTACGAGTAACAACCGTACCAACATTTGAATAAGCAAAAGACAAGCTTGCATTTGTTTTAAAAAAGTAATAACCAAAAGCGCTCCCGCCTGCAACGCCGTCTGATTTTATCGCTATTGCATCAGTTGTACTGAATGAACCAAATGAAACCTCTGATTCTATCTCAATATCCCCAGTTATCTGATTAGCTGCTGCATTAGGTGTTGAACAATAGTTTCCACTCACCCCACTTCCAAACCAATAATTCGCATCACTACTATTCTTAACCAATAACAAAGGCATACTTGCTGCGGTTGCTTGCGTTAAATCACCACTTGCCCCACTACATGAATATAGTTTTGTTGCTGCTTGTCCTAATGTAGTTCCACTACCTGCGCCAATTTTTGCACCTAAATAATGAGGGTCATAACCTGCTGAAATTGCTGTGGTAATGTCGGTTACTGCATAGACTGCCTTAACTGCCACAAACCAAGCATTACAACCTAGTAAACCTGCGGGCATTATTCCGCCATCCGCTATAACTCTATCATAGTGTGCTTGTGCTTGGGTGTCTATGCTGCCTATCACCCTACTATAATTTATGCCAATACCTAAACCAATCATATTACAAATGTATTAAATTATTTTATAAAAATATTCGTTCCATCACTATATAATATCGCGCTTTCATACTGATTCAAAGTAATTGTTGTCGCGCCATCTATTGTCTCACTTCCATCTCCATCTATTGTTACCGTATCTCCAACCCCTGCAACATTCTTAATAGCTATTTCAATTGATTTACCATTAACTATCCAATCTGCGGCAGGTGATAGAGTTTGAGTTGTAGCGGCAGTGCAATGTACTATTTGTGCAAAAGGTGAAATTGTTGTACTTGTCGAAACAATGCTTACAAACTGCGAACCTCCTTTTAACTGGAATAACCCCATTGTATCGGATATAGCCCCAATTGCCCTATAAAGCGATTCAGTGCCGCCTCCGTCATCTTCGGCAGTATCTCCTTCAATATCTTCAACGCTTGCCCTATTGTAGTCAACTTTAAACCATTCGCCATCCCATGTCTCGTCATTAGCTGAATACTCGCCACCGTTTAAAATATAAACCGATCCGTCATAAACAATAGATGCGTGAGGATATACCGAAGAAGCCCCGACAACCGCGCCCTGATATTTTGGTACTGCTTTAATCTGTGCGGCCATTGTTTCGCGAACTCTTAAGAAGTTAAACGAATAAGCCACACCAGTATCCTTATATCTCCATTGTGCAGTCGAAGGGTTCCAAGAAGAAGTATCGCCAGTATATAAACCACCGAAATAAGTAGGATTAAACATTTCACCCATTATTGCGTCTGTTTCTTCAATATCGTAAGAATTAACAACCCCTAGCACGTTACCAACTTCATAAGGGATGAAAGACTGTTCACCCTCAATAGTAGTCGCATATGTTAATACTGTTGAGTTTATTGTTCTTGTAGCAACAAAAGATAATGAGCTACCAGTTATTGAATCAACTACACCAGTAACCGTTATTGAAAAAGCATTAGTACCATATATGCCGCTTGGGATTTCATCTGTTATAAATGACAAAGGAATTAGTGTAACAAATTGGTTAGTATCAATTACCCACTTTGCAGTCGAACCACTAGCCCCCCATGAATTAACTGCTCCTAAAGGATCTTTATCTAGTGAGTAGCTGGTATCTAGATTTATAATTATTTCAATTGAAATACTAGCCCCATTAGCAGGAATAATACTAGGAATTTGAATACCTAAAACTGTATTAAAAAATAATCTAACATTAGTACCACCTACTATATTATCTGGCAAAAATTCGCTATAAGGTTCATTATTACCACCGTTTAGCATATTCCCATTTTTAAATGGGAATCGCATAAATACATTTTTCAATGGTGGAAAATAACTCCACTGGTTGCCACTTCTTACTCTAGGCAATGAGCTGCCACTATTCCAAGTTATCGAAGGGTTAAAGGCTGCATTTGTCGAGTAAGCACCATCTGACCTTCTATAAAATCGCTCGTAAGTCGTACCGGTTCCACCCTCATAAGATTGAATCTGAATAAATCTGTATATCCCATTTGAGAATATAAGCCTCATTCGCCACGCCTTGCAAATTTCCTCTAAAACTCTATACAAACTAAATCCTATGCGCTCCCCGTCTTGTGAAGTTGTGAATGCCCATGTATCAACATAAGTTTGGTCTATTGGGTCAGTTGTTGCGCCTCTAGTTGGCATATTATCCTCGTACCATTCTACACAAGTCGAAAATAACAAACTTTGTGAAGTTGCATATAAAGGTGTCTTTTTTAGTGCATCATAAATAATATCTTTATGAGAAACCACCGCATGAGTTACACCTCCACCCATATATGCAGGGTTAAATTCAAAGTTCTTCAAACGATTGATTCCGTCACTAGCCGTAATTTGCCATTGATAAGGCCGTGAAGCATCTTGACGACCTGCAATGTCTGGTAATATTACACCATGCCAAATTAAAACACTAGCCTCATAAATTGTAGCGGTGTATCTATCTTCGTCACCATTTAGGACCGAACCAGTAAGCCAACTTTGCAAAGCCGTTCCTGCGCTATCATCAGATATAGTTAAAAAGAAATCACATTGGCAAGCTTTAATCGGATTGTAAATTTCATGCCCTTGCTCCTCAAATCTTAACTTAAAAACATCTCCTTCCATTTCAATCAATGTAGGGTCGCCAACATAAGTATTATCGCCAAACTCTATGCGGTAAGAAGCGTCTGTATAAGTAGAAATAAAAGTATGATAAAATTTAGTTGCCATTATCTTCTGTTATCCCTTCTAGTATTTGAGGTTGCAATAACTAAATCTTGGCCGCGAACTTTGCCGTCTAGCATTAAATATTGAGTACCGCTAAATGAAGGTTGAATGTACGAACTACTCATTTGAGAATTCCCCCCACCAACTGAACCGCCCGCGCTACTTCCTGGTGCTTGCCCACTTGCTTGCATTGCGCCACCTAAAACACCTAAAGCAACCCCTCCAGCGATATAAGCAAAACCACTAGGCAAACCTACCGCCGCTTGTGGAATACCAATTGCCACCATTGCTGCACCTATTTGAATTGCAATACTTCCAAGTTGTTTAACAATAGCTTCTCCAGCTTCTTTGAATCCACCAGTAACCAACGCTTCACCTAGACTTGCTGACATATTAATCAACGCGGCAGTTGCCAATTCTGACCATCCGCCAATTTTTGCCCCTAATTCATCAAAGAATACACCGATTTTATTAAGACTTTCGCCACTAGATTGAACCATTGCACTTATTTGCTTTGGTGCGGTTGTTGATAGTGAGCCTACTGCTAATTGCGTTCTTTTAATAGCTATTGTAGTGGTATTGAAAGCATCTGCATAAGTTGTTAATTCTGATTTAGCCTCTTTAAGTTTAGTCGGTTTTAAATCGTTAGTTTTATCACCTTTGAATTTTATATCCTCTGGCTTAAAATTAAACCCTTCACTTAGTGCCGAACCTTTACCAGCCGTGCCTATTGTAGCAACGATTGCCGCTAATATTCCAGCCGCATATTTTAAAGGCTTAAGCATAGATGCCCAAAGTGTATTACTTGCAATTGTTGCCGTTCCTATTGATGTGCTTAAAGCTTTGTAAGAATCTGCTAACTGAAACACCCCACTAATTGCGCCACTAATTGCACTAAGTGACATCATGGCTTGTATTGCTTTTTCTGCCGTGTTTGATTCAATACCAATTAATGACATCACACCTACAAAACCTTGTGCAATATCTACCGCACCTTGAATAGCACTACCAACTAATTTCCATTTTTGTTCTGGTGATGCTGCCTTAATAGCATCTTGCACATCTTCTAACTCGTCTTTATACTTAGCTGCGGCGGTTGCTGCCTCTTGAAATGCTTGGCTATTTGTGCCTTGTTGCTGTGCTAATAATTGAGCATCTTTATAAGTTGCTCGGTAAGCTTGTTGAAGTGATTTTAAGCTAGTAGAACTCTTAGTTGAAGTGCTTGTAATAGCTGCGGCCATTTGGTCGCCACCGCTTTGAACAATCGCGGCGGCTTGCTCCATGCCTGATTGTAGCGGTCTAGTGTCGACCCCTACTGGAATATTTATGCCGTCTTTTTTTGCCATTACTTTGCTCTTTCTAATTTCTCCCAAATTGGAGTTAAATGTTTATTTTTTTCTAACCATTGTTCTCTTGTCTCTGGTTTTGGGTCCCATTCAAATGGTAATAGTCTTTGAGGTGTCAATGGGGTATCGCCTTTTTTTCTATATGGTGCTAAAATCCAAGAACCCAAAAATCTAGTTTGCTCCCATTCACGTTTTGCCCTTTCAATTTCTAAATCATTAAACCCTTTCAATGCAAGTTCAAATACTCGCATATCTGAATTTAACAATCTTTCTTCGGTCCACCCTAGCCGACCATATGCCAACGCTTCAATATCTTCTAAGCAGTTGGCAATTGTACGTTTGGGGTGTAATATTTCAAATAAGGTCCGACAAGTTCCATTATTTGTGGGTGATTTAATTCTTCAAATGCCAATTCTATTTCCTCAATTGTTGCATCTGGTTTATTGTCTAATAAACTAACTTTAACGATTGTAGGGTAATTGTCTTCATTTAAATATTCTACCGCCTCTTTGCCGCTATCTTTAATAGCCTTTTGAAGTAACTTGTGGGATTTGAAAGTAAATTTTAATTCAAATTCCTGATCATTTAATTTAATTGTTGTCATGTGTTTTTTGTTATCGTTTTTGCCAAAATATAAAGTCCATAAATTTCATATAAGTTCCGTCTTGCCCTCCAGTTTGGTCGAATGCGTTTGATTCAGATTCAAAAAAAGATTGCTGAATTGTCACGCTTGCTGCCGTATCGTTTTGGATAAACTCAAATAAAGCCCTTACCGCTTCACCTATTGCGTTAATTTTATCCTGGCCATTGTATTCATCTACTGAATCTGCCAGGCAAGTTATTTGCACTCTAATAGCGTCTAGGGTTGAACCGCCACTCTTAGTATTTGTCGGTACGTTTGAAATTACGTTAAATACAATCAGTGGTCTAGATTCAGCTTGTGGCGCAACTTGTGGGTATATCCTAGTACTTGTTAGTGCCGTTACGCTAGCCGCGTTTGAAAGTTTTGAATAAATATAGTCGTATATACTTGCCATTATGCTGCAAATTTCTTTTGTCTAGCCTTTTCCATTAAAAAGCTAGTAACATTTGTTTTTAAAAAAGCTATACCAACATCCATATATTCGTCTTTCGATTGCCTCAATACTCCGATTGTAGGCTTTTTGATTTTACCGGTTGAAAACCTAGCCCCGTAAACTTTACTTAAACCTTGTTTTTTACCAACTCCACCCGCCTTAACATTAGCCCTATATCTGTCCGCAGTACCATACTCTAACAAGTGTGCTGCGTTACCTCCGTAACTTATCAAACCATACCTACCACTTGTATATCTTGGTCCTACATAATAAGTATAAAACGGGTCTGACTTGCCTTTTCTTTTACGTTGGAAAGCTTCGATTGAATTTACTAAGGCACCAGTTTTTTTGTGGCCTCTCGCAATGTAATTACTTTTGATTTTTTGCACTAAAGGTTCGGCTGCACGTTTAACGATATTGTCAAGTTCTTTGTCATTGATAAATGCAAATGCCTTAAGTTCGTTAATAGTCGTGTCTAAACCTTCAATCTTAATACTAATCATTAGTTATCCTTGCTTACACCTCGTATCAAAATAAATTCATTAAGCCTTAATCCTGATGGGTCTATTGTTGTTATATCAAATGTCTCACCCCTCCAAACTATTCGCATGGTTTCGTTTAAAGTTAAACCACCTTTTCGCACAACAAAGTCACATATTCGCCTGGCTGTTTTCTCCATAGCTTCCTGCGCCTCATTGCCTCCTTTTGGTAACACTTGCGCCCACCTAGTCGCATAGGTAGAATAGTCTCTAACTACTCCACCTGATGCGCTACGAGTTTCTGTGTAACTTTGGATTACAATTCTTTGGTCTAACTTTCCAATTTCCATTATGCAATAGTGCCAGTTGTAGGCGCACCAGTTAACTTAAGAGTGCAAGTATATGTAATTTTATCTTCCAAAGGCGCGTCCATATTAGCAGATTCAATTAAAACTGAACCTTCATAATATTTGTCTCCAATTACATCGCTGGTCCATCTTAATGTTAAGACCGTTTTTGCTAGCATTGCAGCAAACAACTCCTCCCATCCATAGGTAGCATCCTCTTTAAATACCCCTTCGCAATCGAAAGAACCTCCGCCCTGACCATATATAAATTCAGCCCATCCGCCAGAACCTTTGTTACTAACATCAATCGCCGCGCGGGTAAAACCCATATTATTTGATGTTAAATTTGATATTGGTGTTCCTCCAATATCGAACAATACTAAAGTACCGTTCATTGCTCCATTGCTTGCCATATCTTTGTTTTTTAATTAGCTATTTAATACGCAACAAATACCAGTGGTTGCGGCACTTCCAGTTGAAAACACTTTTTTAATAGTCATAGGGAAAGGTACCCCTGCAACACAATAAATATCTTGCGCACCGAATCCATTTACCGTTGTCGTGTCGGTATCTTGTGACCATGCAGGTAGTACTCTATAAGTTCCTGAAGTAGTCACGTTAATACAACCTTCTAGCCTCATTGTGCTTTGAAAATCTGCAACTTTCCTAAATGTTATTGGAGTTGTGTTTGCGCCTCCTAAATCAATTGCAGTACCTCCGTAAGTTAAAGCCACTTTAAAGTCATTACCACTTACATCAACGATAAATAATACTGCATTAACTGCTAAACCAGTTCCCGTAATAGTACCTAAACTATCTATAACGATTTGGTCACCATTTGCCAAGCCTGAACTTGCCAATGTGAATAAATCACTTGCGATTGTCGCGCTTGTTGGTGTTTGCGCCGCGCCGTTTTCAGATACCCAACCGAAACCAGTTATATAACTTGTATCGTCTGCCGTTACTGGTACGCTTCTATTTGCTATTGAATAATTTTGATTGCTCATAATGTTTTAATTTGCCCTTTGTGAGGAATCGAACCCCTTAACCATTCAAAGGTGACCATATATAGTTATTTCTATAAGGTTGTAATAAATATTCTGCCCCTTTTTCGATATTGTTTACTTGTGTGCCAGTCACTACCTCTTGCCTATTTGCGTAATAGTGCCCAATCATTAAGTACATTGCTTGTTTAATCGGTTGAGGTACTGCGGCTGCATTTGCGTAACCACAAACAAAATTTAATTGTAAGGCGTTCATTCGGTCATAAACATTTGGAACCGATTTAATTCTAAATCTTGCAGGGCTGCCGTATATGTCTGTTTCGTATTGGGTAGCTGCTAAAGTCTGCAATTCGTTGTTAGAATCATAATAAGTAACCGAACTAAAAGAAATTAAAGGTGCTTTGTTTACATTCCAAATCAAAGTATTTAACTCTGATTTATCGAACTGCATTGCCCATGTTTGACTAATTAACGGCACCCAAAAATGACCCTCCACCCACATACGAGAGGCAACAATTAAAGACGTAATGAAATCATCTTCATTTGAATCATCAACCTTTAATTCAAGTTTTACCTCTGCTAATGTCAAAGGTTCGGTTGCTGGTGCTGTTACTAATCTATAATTAGGCATTATTTTTTACCTTTTTTCTTTTCTGGTATTTCGATAACATTGTTTACAACTGCCGTTTCTTGGGCTTCAACTTTTGGCACTTCAATTACTTCTTTGCTTGCCGCGTTTTCTGGCACCTCAATAGCATATCCGCTTTCGATTAGTTCGCTTGCTAAAGTGTCTCTAACTTCGGCAGTATCTCCAACCAAATAAGCTAGATTAAAAGTTGTAATTGGTGATTTTATAAATTGTATATTCATTGTTATTTTAGTTAGGGGAGGTGTTACCCTCCCCATTTGACAAACTATATCAAATCATACCCCATGACAAGGTTTAGGTAGTTGTTGCATCTAGGATAGCTCCTAATGCAGCAGGTGTGGTAATTGCTGAATCCCAATAAGTATTCGCAACGATACGAGTTTTACCTCCGATTGCTTGACTGAATGGATCAATAATCATATCAATTCCACCAAATTGAGCAATTGCCACTTTAGAGAAATCACCGCAAATGATAGCAGAACAAACAGCACCGCTTGAACCCTTTTCTAAGTTACTAGGCACGTTTGAAGTAATAGCAGTATATTTACCGTCAATCACTCCAGGTGTTCCTTGAAAATAGTTTTGGTAAGCCATAATCATTGCACCTGAACCTGAATCAATTGCAGTTTGTTTCAATTTCGCCTCAACTTTAGGGTTGATTAAGAATTTCAACATATTAACATCTGCATTTGCAGTTCCTAAAGATTGCACTAATTCAAGAATCTTTGCTAAAGTAGGCGCGCCTCCATTATTTCCGATTGCTACGTTTTGGATTCCAGAAGTAGCTAAAATACCGGTAGGGCCATTAGATGCACCTGCGATAACTGCTGCTTCTAATTTTACAGCGATTGCACTCATAAAAGAATCTAAAACCTCTGCCTCCATTTGTGGGTTTTGGATTAACAATTGTTTACTTAAGTCGATATAAGCACCCATTCTTTTAGGGGTCATACTTCTGCTTGCTGTAACGGCATCTCCTGCACTAAAATCTGCAACCTCAGTAGCCCAACCAACGGTAACACCAGTGCCTAAACCAGTTAAGTCGGTGTTATGCGACAAACCCATGTAATACTTGGCACCTAAACCAGCCATAACGGTTTTGGCATAAAGTGCTTTGAAAAATCCTACTTTATCTGTCTGAATAGTGTTACCACCTGCGGTAGAATTTCCTGCCGACATGGTACGTTTTTCCCACATTGCATCTAAAATGTTTTGCGACAAATAGATTCCTTTTGGCTCTAAACCTGCGTTTCTAGCTTCGTTTTTAGAATCTTGCAAAAGTTCTTTTTCTAAACCTGATACTTCGCGGTTTTCCGAACGTGCCTCGATAATTTTACCAAGTGAGAAATTTCTCATTTCTTTTTGTCCGTTGTTTCCCAAATCATGAGAAACTGGTGCAATAGCTTTTGCTGCAATTTCTGCATTGCGCTTTTCTAATTGTAAAGCCAATTCAGATTCGTCACGCAATTTTTCTTCGCTAGTCATTGCATTTCTCAATTCTGTTTGTTCAGCATCGGTCAAAGTTTCTTTTGCCGATAATTCAGCTATCTTAGCTGTGAAGGTGCTGCGTTCTTCAATTAATTGTTTTGAAGTTTTCATTTATTTGGATTGTTTAATTTCTAATTTGAATTTGTTTTTATAATCGTTACCGCTTAATGGTTTTGGCTTGCTTAAATCTCTTGAACGTAAGGCAACCGAAGTTTGATTGTATGCTGGCCTTGCAACTGCACTAACATCATATAATTTTTTAAACTTTGTTATTGTCCTAACATCCTTAACGCTTCCGTCTGGCTGTTTTACATCAAATTGCCATTCATTTGAATCTACAACAAATCCAAACGAACTACCTTTGATATAATCAAGTTTTATATCTTCCGCAACACTACGAGCGCAATCATTTTTAGCCATTGACTTATAATGTAACCCGTCTGACTTAATCTCTAATATTAAATCGTCTGGCTTTCCAGTTGTTCTTCCACAAATCAAATTTTCGTCATGGTTTTTTAAAAATAATACGTCTGTCATATCGCATCCAGAAAACGCGTTTGCATCAACTTTTTCGATATAATAACCCATGTCTGTTTCTTGATTAAAAACAACTGCCACGCCTGCAATAGTTGGGCTTTCTTCGCCTTCACCTTTGCTGCGTGTAACATATCCGACTGCAAAACGCCTTTCTGCGTTTTCGTCAAGTTTTAATATATAATCTTTCTCGTTTTCCATCTTAATTGGTCCCTCCATTCCCTGCGTTTTTTTGACTAGCTTGGCTTTGGTCTTTTGACTTCCAAAATTCTTCACTCATGTCGGCTGGAATCATGTTTACTGGATCTAAAAGTTTGTTTGCTGATTCTTCTTGAACGGTGTTAAGGTCTAAATACTTTCTACCCTCATTTGCAGTTATAAAACCTGATAATCTTAGTCTTTGTAAGTAGGTTGAAATCGCTGAACTATCCCCGCGCATTAATTGAGCCACCTCAAAACGGGCATCTAAAAGGTCCATTTCATCAAACCTAAATAGCTTTCTTTCAATTTCTTGCTCTAGTTTAACAAACCAAGGCATCAAACAATCTGTTACATACTCGATATTAAGTTGTTCCAAATTACTTGATCCAGTTGAACCTGATTGTAATTTACTCAAAGGCATTCTAAACCAACGTGCAATATCTGCCACATTAAACTCCCTTGTTTCAACCATTTGAGATTCATTTGGCTGTGCCACTAGCTTTTGAAATTTTGCGCCTGAATGTAATAGTGCTATCCCATTATTTGAGCCGTTTTCGGTCTTATATGACTTACTAAATGAACCGACAATACTTTTAGCTTGGTTTTCATCTTTAACAACTCCAGGCACTTCAATATATCCTCCTAAAGTTGCACCAGTCCCAAAGAAACTACTAGCATAAGTTTGGACCGCTTTCGCACCTCCGATTGATTCGGCGCCATAAACCAAAATAGACATTCCGACTTTGCCGTCACCCATTCCGCGAATGTGGAAAATATCGTTTTCGGTAAAATTACCTACTATTCCATTTTCAATATCATTAACCAGGTAGTATAATCTTTGGTCGATTATTGAAACGGTTACAAATTTTGGGTTTATGATGTATAAGTCTGTTGGTGTTGCGTTCTTATCCCTTTTAATTAGTGCATATCCATTACCATAAAGTAAAGCGTTCTTAATTAAAGTCTGTCTGAATGTAAAAGGGGTTGATAGGTTGCTAGGCATCTTATTTAAAAGTGCGCTTGCCCTATGTTTTGTTAGTGATTTATTGCCTTTAGAATCGTATTTAAACACTCTAAACGGCACTTTTGCGGTATCTTCGCTAATGTTTCTAAGGCACGCGTAAAATGTAGAAATCATTATCGCGGTTTGATCGGTAATGTTTTGACCGCTTGGGTTCATTAATCCAGAAAAGAAACTTTGAGCCTGACTAAGTACATAGTTTTGCTCGATAAGGCCGCCATATGTAGCGGGTGCTTTGCGTTCCTCCCTTGAAATGTTAAAACCCAATATTCTCATATCGGGTTCAAAATTAAGCACGTTTTAATCGTGTTTAATCGGTTGTTTACTTTTGTAAAGTAAAATGTAAAGCACTAAGGCTTATTTGCCTTATACCATTGTGATTTAAGGTTTCTAAAACTAACATAAGTTTTACATTTGTTTTGGCCAGTCTTTTTTTGGTGCCAATTCTCCAACTCATTGTAAAGCTGCTCTTGTGTTTTTTCGCGATTCTTTGGGTCTATTAGCATTTTAATAAACTTATTGAAGTATTGGCTTTGTGTCATGGTATTATTTTTATTCTACATGAAATGCGTATGATTTAACAACTGGGTTTTCCTCCCAATATTGCAGCATTCGCCCGATTGCATTTATTGCGGCTGCGATTCCGTCTATTTTATTTTTAGATTTACCCTTTGATATTTTAGTGTTTCCGTTGTCGTCTGGTTTTCTCATCTCTACATTGGATAGCATCCACGCGGTAATCGGGTTGTTATCGTGTTCAATTTGGCCTTTCATTACCCACTCATAAAACTGATTGGTAGGGATAGTTTGTTTAAATACCGATTGACTGAAAGCTTCTAAACTCAAAGAATAATCATTGTATGCAGTAGTTGCGAAAAAAGTAAGGTAAGCCGAATCGTAAGCAATTGGCTTATAATTAAAGTTGCCGCAAATATCTACCAAGTCACGAATAATAACATTTAGATCGGTTGCATCTCCTTCGGTTAACTTTATCAATCCTTCGCGCTCCCATTGTTTGAAATTAAGACTATCCGCGCGGCTTCTTTTGTCTGCCATATCTTCTGGGATATAGTATTTAAAAAACAATCTTACCTTTTCGCGGTTTTCATCTGGTATAGCAATACATAAAGCTGAAAAGTCACCATTAACCGCGCCGTCAATACCTATAAAACATTCTTGGCCGTAATAATCTGACAACTTTAACTCCTTGCCTAGTGCCTCCCATTTCTTACTATCTATCCAGGTTGCTGAACTATCTGCCCAAATGTTTAATTTTTTGGTTATAAAATTGGGTTGCTTGTGAGGTTCATTGACGGCCTCTGTGAAATCAACTATAAAATTTTCCTCTAAAACTGATACGCCCCAATTTGGATTAGCAATTTTCCAAACTTCGGGGTTTCTCCAATCTACTTTACCTTTTTTTTCTGGTGCCGCGTAAATTAAAATTAAGTGGCTGTCATCTTCAATCAATCCGTCTAAAATCTTTTTACAAGTTTTTAAATGTTGGTGGTAAACTCCGTTTTTATCTGTACCGGCTGTGCTTATTGAAATGAATAGAGGTTGTTCCCTTGCACCCATACCCGACTTTAAATTATCCCTTAACTCATTGGTAACTTGCAAGTGTTCCTCGTCAAAAATTACTACACTCGCACCTTTGCCCTCTGTTGCATCGGCCTCACTTGATATGTACCGGATATAAGTTTCGTTTTTCTTTACGATTAACCGGTGCTGCCTTTGGGTGTAACGTGCTGCAAGTGCTGGAATTCTCTTAACAATTGATTTTGCAGCCTCGAAACATATTGCAGCCTGGTCTTGTGTAGTTGCTGCCATGAATATCTGCCCGCGCTCGTCTTTATCTAGGTAGCTACAAGCTAGTGCAATAGCCGCACCTAATTCGGTCTTACCATTTTTCTTAGGAACATTAAGAGTAACTTGCTTAAACCTTCTTAACCCTGATTCACGATTAACCCAACCGAACATCATAGCAATAAAGAACGCTTGCCAATCTTCTAATAAGAATGGCCTACCCGCCCATTTGCCCTGAGTAAATTCTAAACACTCAATGAAAGCTATATACTTATCTGCTATTTCTGGCTTAAATTCAAACTTGCCTTTGTTCTTAACTTGGTTTAAATGCCACGCGACTAACTGGCTAATCCATTTTCCATGATTAACTTTCTTAGATTGAATGTTGTTTATATATCGTTCGTATTTAGTCATTAATTTGGAAACGCAAAATGCGCCTTTTGTCTTTGTAAAGTATTGTAAACATTGTGAAACATTTTTATCATTTTGGTAATATGTTCCACGTTAATCAAATTGTCCAAACTTATCCCCCTCTTTTGGGTCTGGTGCGCTTATTCGTGTCCTACTTGCTGGAGTTAATCCGAACTCGCGGCACATAGCAATATAGTTTTTAAATGCCTTGTCTGCCACTGCAATCATTGGGTTGGTTTCGGTTACCGTATAACTTTCTCCTTTGGGTGTAACTTTCTCAACTTCAACTTCTAAACCCTTTGCGCTCACTATGTCGGCCGCTTCATTCATTAACCCGAACCAATAGCAAACTGAATGTAACGCACCTACATCAACGCGGGTAATAATTCCCAACCTTTGGTATTCCTCCATAATTTCTAGCCAGTATTTTTGACCCCATTCATTTAAGTCACTAGGTGCTTCTAGGTTTAAAACAATGGTTCCCTTAATGGGCAAATCTTTATCCCTAGTTACATTTAAACTGCCATGCAATTCTTTTAATTCTCTTGGTATTCTTGGTCTACCTCCCATGCGCGTAATTAATTAATTTTACTTTGAATTTCAAAGTTACTCATTTTTAGAAACTTCCATTTTGTAAAAGTATACATTAAAC